TCCTCCTGCTGCTCCTCCACCGCTTCCGCTACTTAGTGTTCCACCGCTTCCGCTTCCTCCGTACATTAGTCCTACGTTTAGTCCTGCGTTTTCATAGTGTTTTACTTGGTTTTCTGCATTTGTATAGTCCCAATTTTCTTGTGCTAGTTGTTGGCCTTGTTTGTTTAATGCCATTTGGTTTTGTTGTTGGATCTCCATTAGTTTCTTTTGATCCCTCATTTGTTGTTTTCTTCTTGTGTTTGCTGTTAGTGCTCCAATTGCACTTCCTGCTGCTCCAGCTATTGCTCCCCATGGGGTTGCTGATTGTATTTTGTTATTTAGATCCATTATTGCCATTTTTCGCGTCTTTTTTTAAAAGCGATACGTTTCCTCTTGTTATATAAGAATACATGCGTACCGCTTTGATTAATTTTTTTTAATTACTCGTTTGTTCCATTCGTGTTAGTACCTTGTATTGGCTCAACTTCGTTGTCTTTCACTATTTCCATTTTTGCTCTATTTTCTCTTTGAGCTGCTTTAGTTTTTGCTACTTTATCCATTGCTTCTACTGCTACTTCCCATCTGTCTGTTCTGATGTTGTATCCTGCTTGTACTCCGTCTTTTCTATCTGTATAGATTAGTGGTGCACCATCTTTAATTGGTTCTTTATTATCTAGAATTCTTTCTATTTTTTGTTCTATTGTTTCTCCTTGTGTAGACTGATTAATTTTTAATCCTCCTTTTGCGTATTCTATGTTTTTTTTATACATTTTTTTTATTTTTATAAGGGGGATTTTTCCCCCTTTAGTTATTATAAATTAGGCATTAATTTTGCTGACATTTTACGTCTAGCTATGTTTTGTACTCCAATTTGTACCCAGAAGTTTTGTGCATCTAATCTTGTATCTGCGAAGATATGATTGAATTTACTTGGGTCAATGTATGTTGTCAAGTCTTCAATTCCGTTTTCTCCTTGTTCGTATCTTCTGTTTAGAGTCATCCACATTTGTTCTTTTTCTTCTGCGAAATTTCCTCTTACTTGATTTACATTTGTCATGTAGTTAATCCATGCAGGTTGTTTTCCTGCTGATTTAAATTGTACTACTCCGTTTGAATCAATTTCAGTGTCGAACCATGCCATTTGGTCTGTTACTAAATCTTGGAATCCTATTTCTCCCAATTGGGGTTGGTGGAAATCTGCCATCGTTTTTAAATTTGTATCCCATTTATTACCTTGTGAGTAATCTACTCTTGGTGTTAATGATACGATACCAATCACATAACTTGGTTCATCTATTTTTACTTTAATACTACCTCCTTTATGTTTTTCAGTAAGTGTTCCTCTCCCTGCTAATGTACCTAATGGTTGTCCTACATTATTTAGTGTTCCACTTGCTGTACTTACTACTTCTTGGAATGTTAATTCTTTAATTAATCCTCCTACGTATGCTGGATTTTCTTGACCTCTTGTTCTTTCGTGCGTGTAGCTTGCATTTAACCAGTCATCATATGTCCCTCCGCTTACTGCGATTCTATTTAACATATCATATACTTTTTTGCTCAATTGTAATGTATCGATTGTAAATTCTCCGCTTGATGTGTCAATTGCTGTAATTGCATTAATTCCTGTGTCACCATCAATCCATTCTGTACTAATCCAGTTATTGAATAAGTCTGATTGATAAGTTTTTAATAGTAATCCTTCTTGATTTGCTAATACACTATATTTTGCAGGTTCATAGTTTCCACTTTGTAATGGTAGTGCGTATGGTACTAAGTCATATCCGTCTCCACTTATTACAAATGCATTTGTATTTTTTACATCCATTAAGATATCTTCTCGCATTGTGTCGATCGCTTCTAATGGAAATGTTACGATATTTGGTTTATCATTAATTGGATTTGCAATTTCTCCTGCATATTCGTATTTCACATATCGTCTTGCTTGTTGAAAGTATGCCACTGGGTTACTTCCTACAACTGCTTTATCTCCGTTATATGTTATTGTTTCAAATACTAGGTTTATTGGTGTTTTTGCTATTTCATAGTCACCTTGTCCAATTGGTTTTTCATATACAATATAGATTTTATTAAAATCTGGTTCTTCACTTTCTCCTAGTGTTATTGCCATATCTCCATTTGCTGTAATTGCAAATGTTTGTACTGTTGTTCCATTTGATTGTAATGTTATGTCTGCACTTACTCCATTTCCTAATACAAAATTTGTTATACTATTTACATTGTAATTCATTGGGTTATGAATTATTGCCCCAATTTCTTCTTGTTTGTTTGCATAGTATTGTTTGTATATATCGAAGTATGCTAAGTATGGTATTGCGTTAAATTCTCTTTCGGCATATAAAATATCGTTTGTTCTACCTAGTCCTCTTATATTTAGATAACTAAATATACTACTACTATTAATTTGTGTATTATCTCCAATTTCTGTTACCGCGTTACTTCTGATTCTTACTTGTGGTAATTTTACCTTTGCCATGTCAAGTCCAATGTTTAACATGTTCATATGTAATTTACCATTGTATAATCTGATTGGACATGAAAATACATCTAGTTGTACTTTATAACTTCCAAACAATGGGCCTATTGTTGGATGTGTCATTACGTCTAAGTTTAAGTCGATATCGAATGTATCGCCTGGAAGTCCTAATTCTGTCATGAATGGTACTAATGTTCCTGATGCCATTGTACTTCTCCATGTGTATCCTAAGTCGTGTGTACTTCTTTCGTAGTTGTGTAAACTAATTTTTTGTTTATTTCCTGCGCCTAATCTTTCGTTTCCTAATGTTACTTGACTCATTTTAATTTTCGTTTAAGTCGTTAATATTTATTTTTGTGAATTTCTCTACTACTGCCCATATTACTTGCATTACTCTGTTCCAGTTAATGTCTTTTAAGTCTGCTTCACATTCTTCTTTTGTTTCGAATAATTGTGTTACTCTGTGATTTCCTAATACTCCGAAGTATTTTTCATCATGTTTAATTATTGTAAAGGGGGTTTCATCTACTTGTTCATGTGTGAAGATTTCAGAGTTCGAGTTTTTGTTGGTTAATGTTTCTACACTCGTTAGTGTATTTGATGATTCCTGAGTTTTCATTTATCTCTATTTTTTTTATTGTTTTTATTTTGTAATAATTTTTTATTACTTCTTTGTGGAGTATTTCTCCCGTTTCTACGTCTATCCATTCCGATATCGTATACCATTTTTTTATTGTGTTCATTCTATAGTTGTGTTCCTAATAGGAATCCGGCTGTCACTTTTAATATTTCTATTACTAATTTTAGCCAGTTTTTTTTTTCACTCATTTTTACCTCCTTTCTGTTTTTTTGGTTGATATTCTATATGTAAATGGTCCTTTTCTAGTATTACATCGAAGTCCTTTCCTAAAAATTGTTTGATTTCCCATCCGCATACTTTTGCGTTCTTCATATCTCTAGTTCTTAGGTCTACTGCTTTATTTTTGTAATGTAGTGAGTTGATCATATGTTTGCCGTCGTTCGCGCTTGTTATTGTTATTTCATATTTTTCGCCCTCTATGGTCTTACATATCCACTCTATGTACCCTAATTTGTTTTTTAAGTTTTTATCTAATTTCTCTATTGTAACATTTTCTTTAGTTTTCATTTATTTTATTTTTAATTATTTTTAAAATTCTTATGTATTGTTTTCTTTCTGATATTAATTTGTATAATTCTTCCAAGTCTCTTTCTGCTTCTTTTATTTTGTTTTCCAAATGTATGTTTTTTATTTTCATATTTCCTATTATTTTAACATTTATTTAACACTTGAACGAGGAGACGAGGTTCCCTCGTTGGCTTGTGAGAGTTTGGCTTCAGCCCTTTTTAGTCTTGTGTAGTGTTTTATTTTTCTTAGGTTTATCTCGTATCTTTTCTTTTCTAGTTTTTCTTCTGTTATTTCATTGCTTCCATATCCTAGTCTTTTATTTTTTTGTCTATAGTATTCTCTTGTTTTATAGTATTCTTCTTCTCCTTCGCTTATGTCTATTTTTTCTCCGCATACCCATCTTTCTTCTTTATCTAGTTTTTGTAGCCATAGTTTTTCCCTTTGTTCTTCTGTATATATTTTATTTCTATAGTATATTGGCATGTTTAATTTTATGCCTTGTCTTGTTTTATATGTTTCGTCTGTTTTTTCTCCGTTGTATTTATTTAGTTTTGCGTCGTGTCTTTCTATATATTTATTTCCTATTCCTGCGCTTGTTAGTATTTTACTTGTGTATTCTGTGTGCTTTTCGTCTGTTTTATTTACATATTTTACTATATAATTTATTGTTCTTTCGTTTACATATCCTCCATTAGTTTTATCTTTTACATCTGCGAATCCGTATTTCCATATATTTATTATTTCTTCTTTTGGTCTATCTGTCCATATTAATCCATGTATATGGATGTTTTCTGTTCCATTTTGTCCTAATTCTGTTACTAGCCAGTGTTTTATTGATTTTTTGTATTTTTTTCTCCATCTTTCTAAAAATCTTCTTGTTGCTAATGTTGCTATTTCGTTATCTAGGTTGTAACCTGTTATTCCTGTTATTTCTTTGCTTAATTCTTTTATACTTTCGTCTCTGAATGTTAGTGTTACGAATTTTCCTTTATTGTCGTGTCTTATTTCTTCGTGCAGTCTTACTTGCCAATTTCTTGCTTTTTGTTTTTTACATTCTATACACTTTCCGCATCCTATGGGTACCATAAGTGTTCTTTTATCGATAACGGCGGGAATCACCCCGCCGTTTTTTTTATTCGCTTTATATTTGCGATTTTCTATTAATTTTGGATATAAGCACATTATTTTATTGTTTCGTTTTTTACTCCGAACATGTCATATATTTTTTCAATTAAGCTATTTAATTGTTTTCCTGCTACTTGGTCTATTCCTATTTTTTCTGCGTTTGCTTTTCCTATTTTTACATCTTCTAGCATTTTGTTCATTTGTGCTTCATTTAGGTTTATTCCACTTTTTGCTACTGCTAATTTGAATGCTTCATTTATTGCTTTTGCATTAATTTCATCTATTTGAGCTTGTTTTGTTGTTGCATTTACATCAGCTTGTGTACTTGCTGTTGCACTATTTGCTACTGCTGTATCTCTATTAGCTTTTATTGTGTCTAAACTATCTTCTAGGCTTCTGCTATTTAATTGGTTTTGTACTTCTGCGTTTTTTGTATTCATTTCTATTAATGCTTTATTTGCTCCACCTATTTCTGTGTCTATTCCACTTGTTTTAGCTGCTTCTGCATTTGCTTTATTTGCTAGTGCTTTGTTTAATTCTGTTGTACTTTGTATTTGTTGCATTTGCATTAGCCCCATTCCTATTTGTCCTGCTGCGTTTTCGCTTACTGGTGCGCTTCCTCCTGCTGCTCCTCCACCGCTTCCGCTACTTAGTGTTCCACCGCTTCCGCTTCCTCCGTACATTAGTCCTACGTTTAGTCCTGCGTTTTCATAGTGTTTTACTTGGTTTTCTGCATTTGTATAG